GATTTCTTATTTTAGGAACTGAAGGTGGAACATATTATATCCGCCAAAAACAATTAACAAAAGAGAACGCCAAGTCAATAAAAAAGTGTATTCTGTTAGATGGAAAACGAGTAGTAGATACCGTTATTAATATTTCAGATACAGGTCGTGCAGTTAAAAACGACCCAGCACTATTTGTACTTGCAATGTGTGCAGGACTTGGTGATGATTTTACTCGTAAATACGCCTTAACCAATCTACCAAAAATAGCAAGGATTGGAACTCATTTGTTTCATTTCGCCGGTTATGTAGAACAGTTTAGAGGTTGGGGTCGTGGACTACGAAAAGCTATAGCAAATTGGTATCTGTTAAAAGAAACTGATAAATTAGCATATCAATCTGTAAAGTATCAACAGAGAGATGGATGGTCACATAAAGACCTATTGAGATTATCTCATCCATCTACACAGGATGCCAATAAAGATTTATTATTTGAGTGGGTTACAAAAGGATATAATTCTTCAAAGGAAGATGAATATAAGGATTCGCTCAGTATAATTTGGGCCTTCGAGAAGGTCAAGTTAGTCCAGACAGATGTGGAAGCTGCTAAATTAGTGGAAGAATATAAACTCCCACTTGAGGCAGTTCCTTCTAACCTAAAGACGCCTAAAGTTCTTGAAACGGCATTACCACATTTGGGATTGACAGCTATCATCAGGAACTTGGGTAACTATACCAAACACGGTATTCTCACTCCCCAAAGTGACGCACTTAAACTCGTTACTTCGAGAATAACCGATAAAGGGAAACTGCAGAAGGCCCGCATTCATCCATTGTCTGTACTACAGGCGATGCAGACTTACAAAAGTGGTCAAGGACTTAAAGGTTCTGGTCAATGGGATGTAAACCCACAAATAGTAGATGCTCTTGATGACGCATTCTACTTGTCATTCGACAACATAATTCCAACTGGTAAACGAGTGATGTTATCACTTGATGTATCTTCATCCATGACTTGGGAAGGTTGTGGTGGAATGCCATCAGTAACACCACGAGTTGGTTCAGCTGCAATGGCAATGGTTACAATGAGAACTGAAAGTGATTATCTTATAACAGGTTTTACAACTGGATTAGAGATTCTTGATCTTTCTCCGAAAATGAGATTGGATGATGTATGTGATAGATTGGAAAATCTTGATTTTGGTGGAACTGATTGTTCATTACCAATGTTATACGCACTTGAGAATGACCTCCAGTTTGACGCCTTCGTAGTTTATACAGATAGTGAAACTTGGGCAGGTAAAATGCATCCAGTTGAAGCATTAAAGATGTATAGAAAGAAAACAGGAATTCCAGCAAAACTAATTGTAGTGGGAATGGAAGCAAATGATTTTACAATAGCAGACCCAGATGACGCGGGTATGTTAGATGTAGTAGGTTTTGATACGACAACACCTTCCGTGATGTCAGATTTTATCAGAGAAGATTTACAGTAACAAATAAACAAAATAAGGAAAAACAATGAACACAGGTACAGTAAAATGGTTCGACGCTAAAAAAGGATATGGTTTCATATCTGATACAGCGACAGACGGATCAAAAGATTACTTTGTCCATTTCTCCGAAATTCAAATAGACGGCTTTAAGACTTTATCAGAAGGTCAAAAAGTCGAGTTTGAAATCGGTGAAGGTGACAAAGGTGCTGTTGCGAAGAATGTTAAATCAGCAACAGAATAAATTAAATTTAGCATAAAAAGTTGGGTTGTTTTTATAACAACCCAATATTTATTATTGTCAACGGTTATACCAATGACAATTAACTAATAACAAATAAAAATAATAATAATAAGGAGATAACAAATGGATATTGAAGCCGTAAGAAAGCGATTAGCACAGTTACAAACTTCAAGTACTCGCACCACAAACTTGTGGAAACCTCAACCCGGAAAAACACAAATCCGAATTTTACCATACAAACTAAATACAGATACGCCGTTTATCGAGCTATTTTTTCATTATGATTTAGGTGGAAAGTCTTATCTTTCACCAATCTCATTTGGTCGTCCAGACCCGATTGAAGAATTTGCCGAGAAACTTAAATCTTCAGGAAATCGTGAAGATTGGCGACTTGGAAAGAAATTGGAAGCAAAACTCAGAACTTTTGCACCAGTTGTAGTTCGTGGTGAAGAAAATCAAGGATCTAAGTTTTGGGGTTTTGGTAAAACAGTATATCAAGAACTATTATCAATCATAGCAGATCCTGATTATGGTGATATTAGTGATCCAATTAATGGACGAGATGTAGTTGTTGAGTTTATGACAGCTGAAGAAACTGGAGCATCGTTTCCTAAGACTAACATCCGAGTTAAACCGAATCAAATACCAATCACAGAAGATAAAAAAGTTCTAACTACTTTACTTGATGACCAAAAAGACATCCGTGAAGTATATAACGAATTAAGTTATGACGAACTTGCAGAAGCTTTAGGAGATTGGTTAAACCCAAGTGAAGATGGAGAAGAAACATCATCCAAAAGTGATCCAGTTCCAGCATCAACATCGACATTAGCAAGTGCTACAAGTAATACTACTAATGTGAGTGATGCATTCGATGACCTGTTTAATAAGTAAATAAAGGAGACATAATATGTCTGTATCAGCAAAAGACGAACTTGCACAAGTTCTTGCCGATAGTCTTAATAAACAGTTCAAGGATACAAAGGTAGCCTATTTTTTAGATGGTTCAAACGCCACTCCAACAGATGTAAAGGAATTTATATCAACTGGTTCATCTGTATTAGACCTTGCAATTTCCAACCGTCCAAACGGTGGGGTTGCAGTTGGTCGTATTACAGAAATCAATGGATTAGAAAGTAGTGGTAAATCTCTAATTGGAACTCACATTCTTGCAGAAACTCAGAAACGAGGTGGTGTTGCAGTGTACATTGATACTGAAACATCTGTTAGTAGAGAATGGTTAGAAACTATTGGTGTAGATGTTCACGATATGCTATATCTTCATGTGGAAACAGTAGAAGATATATTTCAATGCATTGAAAGTATAGTCACCAAGATTAGAGAATCAGATAGAGAAAGGTTAGTTACAATTCTTGTAGATTCACTCGCAGGAGCATCTACCAAAGTAGAAATGGAAGCCGATTTCGAGAAAGATGGATGGGCAACGAGTAAGGCAATTATCGTTTCAAAAGCGATGAGAAAGATTACTCAAATGGTTGGACGAGAACGAATAGCTCTTGTATTCACCAATCAGCTCAGACAGAAACTCGGAGTAATGTTCGGTGATCCGTGGACTACAAGTGGTGGAAAAGCATTACCATTTCATTCATCAACTCGTATTCGATTAAAGAATATGGGACAGATTAAAGATACAAGTAAAAATGTATTAGGTATGAAGTGTAGGGCACAGATTATTAAAAATCGTTTGGGTCCTCCACTTCGTCATGCTGACTTTAACTTATATTTCGATAGTGGTATTGATGATAAGGGGAGTTGGTTACAAGTATTAAAAGACCACAAACTTCTAAAGATTGCAGGAGCTTGGTATACCTTGAATTTTGAAGGTAAGGATATCAAATTTCAATCTAAAGATTTTGAGAAAAAATTAGAAGAAACTGATGGACTCCAAGAACACTTGTATGCCCAAATCTGTGAAGCATCTATATTAAAATATCAATCAGCCGATTTAGGTATTGATGATGTAGTATATACAGACGAAGTAGTCGGTGATGAATAATGGAAAATACCTTTCTATTCTTGATGAGATAAAGAAACACGGCGGCGATGTAGATTCAACAAATCCCAATGAAAAAGTACTGATAATAGACGGCCTAAACACCTTTATTAGAGTGTTTAGTGTTATACCAACTACTAATGATGATGGAATTCACATTGGTGGAATAGTTGGTTTTCTGAAATCAGTCGGTTACGCTATAAAAATGTTGGCTCCCACACGAACCCTCATAGTTTTTGATGGTAGAGGTGGGAGTAATCGTCGCCGTAAAATTTATCCAGAATACAAGGCAAAACGAAGAACAGCAAAAATCCGACTCAATCGTGTAAACGATTTTGAGAATATAGAAGATGAGCGTCATTCTATGATGATGCAACTATCACGTTGCGTTGAATACTTAGAATGTCTGCCAGTATCTATCCTTTCCATTGATAGTGTAGAGGCGGATGATGTTATTGCCTATGCTGCAAAACAACTCTTACCGAAAAGTAAGGTTACAATCATGAGTACCGATAAGGATTTTTTGCAGTTAGTAAGTGATAGAATATCTGTGTGGTCGCCTACCAAAAAGAAACTATATAATCCCGAAATGATTACAGAAGAATATGGTGTAACACCCAATAATCTTTTGATGTGTAGAATCTTTGATGGCGACCAATCAGATAATATAAAAGGGGTATTAGGTATAGGAACTAAAACTCTTGTAAAGAATTTTCCTGATCTTAAAGATGGCATCTATTATTCAGTAGATGATATTATCAAAACAGCAGAAACTAAAAAAGATAGTAGTGATGGTAAATTCTACAACACTATTTTAGAACAAAAAGATACTATGCATATGAACCATAGATTAATGCAGTTACAAGAGGTGGATATAAGTGGTTCAGCAAAACTTAAAACAAATAATATAGTAAATGGTAAAATACAAGAATTAATAAAATCAAAATTCCAAACAATGTTCATAGAAGATAGGATGTTTGGTGCATTACCTAACATGGATAGTTGGTTAATGCAAATTTGGACAAAACTCAATAGATTTGCGAAGATAAATAATGGGTCGTAAAAAGATATATCATACCAAAGAAGAAAGACTCGAAGCCCAGCGAAAGTGGCAGATGGACCATTATGAGCGTAATAAAGTCAAAATTCTCAAGAAAGCCAAAGAACGATATAGATTAAAGAAAATAGCAGAACGTAGAAAGGAAAAAAGGAGAAAGATGTATGGCGACCAGTAAACTAATTAACGGAGATTGTTTAGAAGAACTGAAAAAACTAAAAGATAATTCAGTAGATTTACTCTGTACGGATCCACCATACGGATACGGATTTATGGGGAAACATTGGGATACATTCCAAGAGAAAAAATCTACAAAATCTCAATCAGTAGGTTGGATGAGTCCTGGTATGACTAAATCTACATATGGTATGAAAGAGTTCTTTGTTCCTATTTGGGAAGAAGCATTACGAGTATTGAAACCAGGAGCATTCTCATTCGTTATGTCCGCACCAAGAAGTGATGTCCAAATGGTAATGGTTCAGACTTTACAAGAATCAGGATTTGACGTGAGTTTCTCACCAATCTATTGGACTTATGCAACAGGTTTCCCAAAGGCACTAAATATCGGTAAGGCGGTTGATAAACGACTTAATAAGAAACGAGAGGTTATTGGAGTAAAGAAACGAGGTGATGTAGAAGAAGCAAAAAAACGAGGAACTACATTTACTCAAGCAGAGGCTAACCAAAACAACAAAGATATATTTGGATATGGGGAAGAAGAAATAACATCAGGACCAGCATCAGACGAAGCCAAGAAACTTGATGGTAGTTACGCAGGATACCAACCAAAACCAGCAGTAGAAGTCGTGATTGTGGCAATGAAACCATTGGATAAGAAAATGGGTTATGTAGACCAAGCACTTGATAATGGTAAAGGTGTAACGTGGTTAGATGATTGTAGAATACCATTTCAAGGAATGAATGATTTTCCTGGTTGGTGGAAAACTGGAGCCAAAGGAAGTAAAGGATATTTAGAAACTGATACATTTAAGATTAGAGATATGGATAGTGAAGAAATAATGATTCGTCAGTTTGGTGGTAAAGAGAACTATGAAAAGTGGAAGAAACAGAATGTAAAGATGAGTGAAGATGAAGAACACTATATAAAAGCTAAGGGAGATAAAGAAAATTATTCAGAAGAACGAGGATGGGATAAATGGGGAGAAGAAGATTTCGGAGAAACACGGAATGCTCAAAATTTCACAACAGAAGATACATATGAACGAGTTTCAGCATTTGGAGATACAGAACAATCAGAAACCAAAGATGGTAGAAATCTATGGGGAAAGAAAGCCACTAAAAAAGTTAAAATAACAAAACGAAAACCAAGAGAAGAAGATACGGTATTCAAGACAAGTGGATTTAAGAGTGAAGAAAACGATACAGCAGAAGCATCACCACTCGGTAGATTTGCAGCAAACTTATTGGTAAGTGATGATATATTGAATGATGGTATACATAGAAAAAGTAAACATAACCCAAATCCAAGTGCTGCTTTAGATGGTAATACTTGGGGTGGAACTATACAGACTAATAGAGGCCCACGAGGATTTGATGATGAAGGTTCATTCAGTAGATATTATAGTTTAGATGCTTGGTGGGAAGATAGGGTTAAGAAATTACCAGAAGAAATTCAACGGACATTTCCATTTTTGGTTGTTCCAAAGGCGAGTAAATCTGAAAAGAATATGGGGTTGGATAAACTTGAAAAAAAGTTACCAGATACAAATGATTTCAAAAATTTACCAAGTGCCCGTAGCAATACAATAAATACATCATCTGGCAAACCAAGAAATGTATTACCATCTCAAAATATTCATCCAACAGTAAAACCAATAGACTTGATGAGTTATTTGGTGGTACTTGGAAGTCGTAAAGGTGATGTTGTAATGGATCCATTTTCAGGAAGTGGAACAACGGGAATTGCTTGTGTGTTTTCAGAAAGGAACTACATACTTATTGAAAGAGAAAAAGAGTATTTTAAGATACTAAAGGCTCGGATTGAGAAAGCAAAAAATCCAG